CGAAACTCCGACAACCTCATAAGCGCAGGATATGCTTTGTTTACTTCGTGTTGTGTCATACACATATTTCCTTTCTTACTAAGCTCTTATAGAAGAGCAATTTTATTCACTTAGCGAAGCTAAGTACGCCTCTGTACCATCAATAATAGCGCCATCAGCAATTAGATCGTTAAGTATTTCTTCATCTGTACGGTTCATTTTTGCTTCTAAAGCCTCCGGGTTAAAACAACGAAGACCTTGTTTGCCATCCGTTGATACCGACAATAAATGCATATCATACAGCTTTTTCAAATCTGATCGTACAGTTGCCACCAATTTTCCAATTTGCTCTACGGTCATTGTTTCCTCCTTTATTACGCATAATAGCCACAGCAGATACCAGATACAAACACAAGGTTAATACCTGATGTAGCGATACCTAAGAATGTATTACAAACCACATACATATCAAATGTCTGCCCATAATGGTATCCGATACCATATGTACCAACATCTTCTGTAGCATAAACTCTTACTAAGCCAGCCCTCAATGATACCAAACCAGAGCTGCTAACATAGAATGTGCTACCGATACTAATTGAGCAACCGCTTAAAGTACCGCCCGTAACTCTGCTCGCAGATAATGTTCCGGAAGTAATGTTGCTTGCATTCAAATTGGTAATGGTAACATCGCTTGCGTCAATAGTACCACCGCTAATCTTGTCGGCAGACAATGTAGGAATTCTCGCAGACGAAATTGTACCGCTTGTGATTTGTGCTGCCGTAACAGTTAGATTAGCAATCGTCACTTTATCTGCATCGAGTGTACCTGTTGTAATCTTGTTTGCAGACAGATTAGGAATACGAGCACTACTGAAGGTACCAGATGTAACATTCGCTGCGGCAATCTGTAATGTACCATTGCTAATTGAACATCCACCGATTGTACCACCTGTGGCAGTAATCGTACCTTCGATAGTTGCACTTGTAGCATACAAATTACCCGCCTTATCAACTCTAAACGGACAATCTGAGTAACTACTATGTGAACCACCACCGGCTGCAAACACCCAAGTAATCGTGCTTGACGGGGCTTGCATAACGCAAGTCTTTACACTCGATCCATCGCCTGCATAAATCTTGGTAGCATTGATAGTCCAACCACCAATAGTACCGCCGGTTGCTAAGATGTTGTTACAACTCAACTGACCGTTCTTGCCAGCTTTGACATAGTGTGTGCTATTACCGAGAGCGATACCATCAGTACCGATATAGATACCAGAGTTACCGCTCGAATAAGACGGTTTACCGTTATATATATATGTACTCTCGATTGTCCAACCCTCTGAGCCACCGATATAACCAGAAGTAGCGGTTACTTTACCTGTGAACTCACCATTGGTTGCTCGCAGAGTACCCTTAAAGAATAGATTTCCTGTTTCATCGACCCAGAACTTGTAGTTGTCTTCATCAATATTTCCGTCTGCGTCAATGAGCGGGTATGTACCTACTGCAATACCGTGTTCTGCATCTAACAAAATATGTGTCTTAGTAGCATCGCTTGTGATGCTAAACTCACTGTTGTGCAAGAAGCATCCCTCAGCATCCACACGGAAAACCGAAACACTACCGTCTTTCTTCGCGCTCTCAATTACAAGGTTAGAACCCGCAAGGAGAGTACCAACGATATTAGGAGCTACAATACCCCACAAATTACCGAGGTTCTTATCGTAAAAATTACCGATAGCAATTTCAGCAGTAGACCAATTGTTGCTTGTCATCAAAATGCTGTTGTTATTCATCCAAATCTGTTGTGGATCATAATCTTTATGAGACGCATCTTTCCACTTTCTCAAACGAATACCTGAGTCGCCCCAAGATATCGCTTGGTCTTTTGATGACATAATTGCATTTTTAGCGACATCAAGTGCAGAAGTCATAAACTCCTTAACCTGAGTGTTAGCACCACTATCTACGAATGCTGAATAAGTAAATTTACTCGTATCAACACTTTTACCCATAGATACGCTTTGCTCCAACAGGTCTGCGAGCAAGAATGAACTATCTCCAGAAACATAGGTGTCGCTAAATTCAAGGCTCAGATTTTGGAGTGAGTCATAATCAATCTTCAATCCGATAGCAATAGGAGCCAGCGTCTGATCGTCAGACAGGCTAACATATAGCTTTTCGCCTTGCTTTAATGAATTTTTGAATTCTTCAAATTCCTCAATGAATAAGAAATTGGCACTTGAAACAGAGAATTTGAACGATGGCTGAGAAATCTTTTCAAGAACACCATTGCCAAATTCAAACAAATCCCAAGCTACAGATCGTTTGGCATATTCGCTTGTGTTCAATGTCAAATACTGATAAGCATTGATGCTTCTGATAGTAAGCGTTGCCTCAGTAGAAGACACGGTTCCGCAAGTACCAGACAATGACAGGCAGGCGGTTTCAAAAGAGTCACCCTCAATTGTGCCTTTGCCTAAATAAGCGGTCATCACAAAAGTACCGTCAGTTGCCTTTTCAAATACACCACGAATGATATTAGATGACACCTTGCTACCGATCTGCAATGAGCCACCTTGGACTTCATATATTGTTTTGTTGTTTGCGTGTGTGGTAGATGTAACAGTTGAGCCGGTTACTTTAAGCGTTGTAGATGTTATCTTATTTCCGTAATCTGCATTGCTATATGACTCAGTAGCCTGAACGACGAAACTGCTTTCACTGATAGCATCGTCCTTGACAAACCTATCAATCGCAATGTATTCTTCCTCTGTGAAAGCGTTTTGGAAGTTCGTTGCTTGGTTGATTGCAACCAAATCTGCCATAACTGCATCTACATCATCTTGAATATCTGCAATTTCTGCTTTCTTTGCATTGATTTCTGCTTGTTTAGAAGCAATCTGTGCATTGATTTCATTCAGAGATGATTGGTCGTCTAAGTTCTGAGCTATCGCACGAATAATAACAGCCTGCTGATTTTCGAGAGAAGTCATTTCTCCCTCTAAATCAGTCAAAGCAGCAGTCTCGGTTGTCTTACGCATCACCTGTAAAGAATATTCAATAGATAAATTATAGTAAGGCAATTGATAACTCTGATATAAACTCTTCCAGTTGTAATACTTATTGATTGTGGATTGATCGAAGTTATCCGTTGTCATATAGTAATCAAGATTGATAATCTTATTATTACCTGTCGGGTTAACATCACGAATATCCACACCCTCGGCACCATTAACATCTAAACGAGTAATAATGCTTTCCGTATCTTCCTCAATCGTAATCTCTTTTGCCAAGTTATCCAGAGAGAGATAGACTGGGTTGGTAGGTACGGTGGACGACACATCTTTTACATTGATAACTCTGTTGTATGTGTCGAAATCAAAGATACAACTGTATGACTGTTGCAAAGTGTTTTTAATGAAGTTATATAGGTTCTCCTCAGAAACTTCGTATGTACGATATTTTCCGATAAGAGAACTATCAACTGTACCGACGCTCCACGATGGCATAAGATCCAAGATAATACCAAGAATAGTATCATCAGGAGCTACGGGGTTCCAAAAGTTGTATGTACCGTTTTGCAGAGTAATCTTTTTGAAAGTAAATTCATATTCCAAAGAGTATGCTTTACAAGTCTTTACTCGCTTTACACCATTTCCTGTTTCTTTTGGATTCATCAGTATAAACTGACCCATATCTTGAAGGTCGATTATTCTCATACCAACTACGCTGTTGTAATTAGGTACTTCCACACCATCGGTATAAGCGGGGAGGTTAAAATCAAGAGCAGATACTTCGTTGTATTTAATGTCAGCAATAACATTTGAAGCAGCGCCGAGTGTTCCAAGAGGAACGCCGGAGGTATTCTTCAAAATCAATACCGGCTGTTCGTGGATATCTACTTTTGAAAAGTCAATTACCATTCCGTATCAACCTCCTTATTTAGAATGAGGGGAGGACACATTTCTGCGCCTCCCCATAGTGTTATGGTCTTAATTTTGCACCATTATGATTGCTGATACCCTTGCGTTCAAAGGCGTTATACAATTTTGCAATTGCAGTTTCAGCAATCTCTTCACCGTAACGGCGTGCATCGTCGTCAGACATTTCTCCGTTATGGCTAATCTCAATGTTAAACTCAGGATTGAAAACAGTCTGTGTAGATGTGTTAACAACGCCCGGATTAACACCACCAAAGTTTGGTGTAGTGTCAAGCGTAGTAAGAGGCATTGTAGTTCTGCCAAGGTCAACACCAAGGCGCTCTGCCAATTTTGTCTGGAAGTCAATGATACGATAAACAGTGTCTTGTTTCTGGTCGTTAAGTACAATCTCCCCAGCCTCTAAGAGAGCAAGGATTTCTTCTTTGCCAGTAGCATTTCCACCAACCACGCCACCAGTATGATACTTCGGCACACTACCAACATTAGTAACAACGCCACCGTTCAAACCGGCTACGGATTGACCATATTCTTCAACAGCCTTTTTAGCATTCTTCCAAGCATTTGTTACTCGTGTATCAATAACTGTACCAAGGTCTTGGACAGTACCAATGCTTTCACGGAGTATTTCAAGCTCGGCATTTTTCTCTTCCTCATACTTTTCAGCCATTTTATCAAGAGCTTCAGTCTGAGCATCATAAGCGTGGTCACTTTGAGTTTCATTCAACTCTTTCTGCTTTTCGTTAAGCTCTTCGATTAAGGCTGCTTTTTGTGCCTGTGCCTCTCTGCTGTTATCCAAAGACAACTTGTCAATCTTGGCTTGCAGGTCAGCAATTTCCTTAACCTTGTCTGCAACATCAGACTCGTAGTCATACTCGTCCTTTGCAGACTCAATGGCTTCTTTGCGCTTCTCGATAATATCGTTATAGGCATCAATTTGCTTCTCATATACTTCTTCGATACAGTCGATAATTTCTTCGGCTGCGTCTTGAATTTCGTATGTGAGATCTTCGATATTATCAATTGAGTCTCTGTTTTGGTTATTCAGATCCTCAGTAACATTTATCAATTCCTCTGTATCTTCACGAAGGGCGTTTGTCGCTTCTTGTAAAGTATCGTATTTACCCTTGGAAGTAGCAGTTAACTCGTTTAAGTGCTCTAAGTTCTTGATGAAGAGTTTATTCGTACTTGCGTTATACTCAACCTCAAAACCAAGAGCTCGCAATGCTGCGGCATTAGCCTGAATAGATTTACTACGCTCCGTAATAAGGTTGCGTTCAGCAGCCGCTTCTTCCTTATATGCGTCAACGAGCTTATCGTATAGCTTAATCTTCGCAGCGGGGTCGTCCGTATGATCTAACTCTGCTTCAAGATTTTCTCTTAGAGCCTGTGCATCTTCGAGTCTCTTGAGGGCAGCGTAGTATTTATCAATATCGGCAATATATTCTTCAACTTCTTTATCGTTCTTACTGCTATTGCTACTTGAAGAACCATAAAGCGAAGTTAAGTCCAGACCCTTCAAACTTTCAAGGTTGTCAATGATGTTTAAGTTGGTCTGATACTGAGACTTGATATCTTCCAGACGGTCAGCAACCGCCTTTTCTTGAGTACTCGTCCAGTCGTCGATGGTCTTATTATCAATGCTGTTGTAGTTATACTTACCCTTTAGGTCAGCATTCAAACCAACATTGATTTCGGCATCGTCGTAAACTTCCTCAAGGATACCCCATTCCCACTTACCGGTAGAGAATAGACGGCAGATAGACTCCCAAAGAGCCTTAAACCATTCGCCAATACCATTGATTTTTGTACGGATCTTTTCTTGTGCTTGGTTGGTTGTTTCAACAGATGCATTCGCAGAAGCATTGTAGAAGCTTGTTACATCAGATGCACTCTGACCCCAAGCATCAGTATTTTCTGCGGCTGCTTCATTTGCGCTCTGCATTTGTGCGTTAAGCGCATTTTGGTTGACGGTAAGGATACCGTTTTCCATTGAAACATAGTTACGACCCTGTAGATCATTAAACTCAGCAACTTTGTTGACAAGCCATTCTTCGCTGTCGATTTTGCCGTTAACTTCGGCTTCTTTGATTTCAAGAATGACTGCAAGTTTCCTGTCTTCAAGCTCCATTTGTGCGGTTAAGCACTCATTGGCTGCTTTTAGCTCAGCAATCTTCGCCTCAATAGTTGCATCGTATTCTGCTTCGTAGTTATCAAGCAAATTCTGGAGAACTCGATTTTGACCCTCAATTGTACCATCTTGGAATAGGTTAGCCTTTTCAAGTAGCTCAGGATATTGTAGAGCCAATTTCGCAATCTCTGCTTTGGTGAGAGCTGTGCCGTTGCGTAGCTTCTCCATAGAAGAGATAATGCTGTTCAATCCACTGGTAATATCATCAAATGCGTCTGTCATAGGCGAGAAGTCTAAGACTTCAACCATTTCAGCGCCAATATTACCAAGTTCAAGAATTTCTTGTCTTAACTCGTCCAGAGTCAGCGAGCCGTCGGCTGCCTGAACTTTATATGCAAGTTCAATTTCCTCTGCACTAAAATCATCAACAGCGTCTTTATATTCATCCTTCAACAGTTTCTTAACTTTATCAGCCTTGTTATAAAGGTCGTCAATGTTAAGAGTTAGAGTTAAAGTGTTAATGAACTTATTGCTAAATCCAGCGGCTTCAAGGTCGGCAATCAAACCATCAACAGCCATTTGATACTGACTAAATGTCATTTCGCCGTTGTTAAACGCGGTCATTGTGTTAAACAATTTCTCAACCGCAGCCTGTGCTTCTGGAGTAGCCTCAGCAATAGGGCCAATGAGCCATTCTTTAATCTGGCTCTTCATATCATCGGTGCCTTCAATCTTTAAGTCAGCAAGGTTAATATTACCAAGCATCTTTGAAACAATAGTTTGTAACTCATTGTCTAAAGAATTGAAATTTTCCTCAGTTTGCATCCAAGAGTTGATAGCAGGCATAATAGACTGCCACTGCTTATTTATTTTCTCTTTTGCATCGTTAATAAGCTTGTCTTGGTTGGTAACAAACTGATTAACCGCATCCTCGAACTTTTCTTCGTCTTCATCAAACTGATAATAAGATAAGCCCGGACTATCATATACCTGATAAGAACCATATTCAGAATACTCGGTATGATAATTATCTGGGGTATAATGATATTTTGCGTTTACACCGGTTTGCTGTATGAACTCAGAATATGCATTCATTGTGTCGGCGTCGGTATTTAAGAAACTACCAATACCATCGTGAGATAAACCTTTGATTAAGCGTATCTTCTCTGCATATTCGTCAATCTGCTTGTTGTATTCGTCTTGAATACCAGTTGCCTTTTCAATTAAATCTGGCAACTCTTCGTCTGCAATTTGTTTGTTAGCCGCAGCACGCTGAGCTTCAACCAACTCCCACAAAGAGTCAGAAAGAGTGTTAGCAGAATAAGACAACGCCAACATAGCGTTACCATTGCTGTCCATACCCATATTTAATTCTGGGAACATTTCAGCAATTTTGTTATTCAACGATAGGAACTCTGCATACTCTTCATCGGTCAGGCTAACATTACGACCAAAGTCGTCAACGCCCTTTGCAAGCTGAACGAACCTTGGGATTACTTCGTCGGCAGAAGACTTCAAATTACGATATTCAGTAGAAATGTTCTGAATATTCGCAACAGTCTCCTTCATTTCATCATTTAATCGAGCAATCTTTTCCTCAGATGTTTCAATATTGCCGATCATATCACCAATAGCGGTAGCAAGCTCAAGGACTAAAGAAATACCCAGAGCAATCCAACCCCAAATCGGGATAGAAGCCATAAGAGTCTTGAAACTTGCAGCAAGACCTTTGTTTGCAACAGTTAGTGTACCTTCTGCACCGGCAAGACCAAGCGTAGATACAATCTGTGCCTTTTGTGTAGCGTTAAGAGTACCACTTGCTACAGCACGGTCAAGCTCTGCTAACAACAACTTACGCTGTTGCGCATTTAAGCCTGCAAGCGAAACAGCCAATTGGTCAGATGCAGCCTTTTCAGCAATAATAGCGTTCTTCTGGAGAAGAATTTGCTGAACAAGCATTGCCATCTTGTTGGCGTTCATGTGACCCATAATAACGGCAGTAGTAACCGCAATTAAAGGTAATAAAAGATGAATTCTATTCAGTGTATCAAGAATGGTTAACAGGACAGAGCCAAGGTCAACCACAAACTTAACAACACCACTGTCAATTAGATTAGTTGAAAATGTTTCAAACTTTGACTGGAATACACTGAGTTTACCAGCAATACTGTCAAGGTACTTCTCATTTTCTGCGAGCGCAGAGCCAGAAGCCTGAGCAGCAGTCTGTAGGGCTTTTTCAGCATCTTCAAAGTTTGTAAGCAACGATGTAACAGCGTTAGCGTTACGCTTACCACCGATAAGCTCAAGGATATTTGCTTGGTCAATGTCTGCAAGGTCGTTCCATACCTTAGACAAGTCTTTCATAATCTCATAGGTGGATTTGAATGTCTTGTCGTCGAGCATAATATCGACTTTGCCCTTAGTTAATGTTAATAGCTCGCTTCTTAATTCAGAAACGCTATTAGCCATACCCTCGGTAGACTCGCCAGCTTCCTCAGCCTCGGTCTTAGCCGCACGCAAATACATCGAAATAGTTTTTAATGCCGTACCAACCTTTTCTGGATCTTGAACAACGGCGTTCATACCAGTTACAAGGGCGATACTTTGGTTCAGTGTGTTACCAGCCGCTGCAAGAGAAGAAGCAGAACGCTGTAACGCAGAACCGATACCTTCTGAACTGATGGCAAAGTTGTTACCAACTTCGTTAAATCTGTCGATAATGCTCATAGCATTATTTGCAGACTCGCCAAACTTTTCAAAGGCTTTGATGGTAGAAATCAAAGACTCAGATGCAGTACCAATATCTTCGATACCATCACCAACATTCTTGTAAACAAGAGCAGCCTCAGCAAGCGCAGTGGAATCTGCAATACTATAACCAAGTCTTGCGAAGTCAGCAGTAGCATTTACAGTGTCTGCGAGTGTTGCGCCAATCTCTTTTGAGAGCTGTTGTGCGGTAACTAAATATTCACGATATGACCTCTCAGAAAGATCTGTAACTTTCTTTAATTCGGTCATCGCCGCATCTAATTCTTTGACAGCAGTAATCATATTAGTAAAAATACGATATACAGCCATCAATGTACGAGTGATTAAAGACCAACCGCCGAACTTAGCAAAACCTTTCTTCATTGTATCGAAGAAGGTATTACCAGACATACCGGCAGCCTTCGCACTGGTCTGAATTTCATAGAAACGCATTCTGATTTGCTTCAACTGTTCGTCAGTTAAGCTGGACTCATTCTGCAATCTATGCATAATTCCATCAAGCTCAGCACCATAAACTTTATAGGCTTTGCTGTTGGACATAATATATCTTTGAACTTGTGATTTCAAAGAAACTTGTTGTTGCGCAAGAGCGAGTTCTTTACGAGCTGCTATTTCTTCCTGTGCCGCAGCACGCTCAGCCTCGGTCGCAGCCTGCGCTGTTGCCGCTTGTTCTTCCTGAATAAGCGTAATCTTCTGCTGTAAAGCGATACCTTCCTGTTGTAAGGCTTGCAATTCTTCAGCAGATAAAGCAACCTTTGTATTTCGGAGTTCCTCAACCTTTACCTGCCAAGCAGTATAGGCAGCAGTAATCTGTTGTACTTGGGTTGCGTCCCCGACCATCTGACTGCCAGAAAGGGCGGATCTGTATGTACTTCCGAGCCTCTTTTGAATATCGTCAATGACGCGCATCTGCGCTGCCCATTGGCTTGCAGACTGTTTTGCCTTGTCAATATCCTGAGTAATCTTGTCGATATTGGTTTCACCAAGAAACTCTTTGAGTCCAGTTATGCTCAAACCACTCAGCATTGTTTGCAATTGCTGACGCAGTTTATTTACAGCACCTGTGGCATCAATTTTGCCAATCTTTAATGTTAAGGTCGTATCACCGGATAGATATGTCTGTATGTCCCGAACAATCTTCTTCTGTTGTTCCTTGGTCATACTTACGGAGAAATTCTTTAACTTAATCGGATTGCTTGCCGTAGCTGTATTTACATACTTTTGAATTTCTGAACGGAAGGCTGATGCCCCGGAAGTATTTACGGATAATTTAATCTTTGCTCCAAAAGCCATCATTTCACCATCCTTTATAACAAACGAGGGATGATGTTACTCACCCCTCGTCAAAGTTAAATTTCAATACAAATTCCGATTTCCCTTTGAATTCCGTTTTGAATGGCTGATTTGATTTCTTGGCTTGTGTCAATTTCGTTCTGTGTGTTTGTAACTGCGGGTCGTGGAAAACCACCACGCCAAATACCCATATTACCGACCTCTAACAATTTGAGGAATGCACCGGGGTATCTGTTGTGGAAGCTCCAACCACTAAGGACGGCAGGAGAAGCCGTAGCAGTACTTGTAACTAAGATGGTGTGCTTATCCTGCACGATAGTTGTTACAGCCTGCTCCAAGGCGTGTCGTCTCTGATATGTCGTTCCGTTAACCCAACCATTTGGCTTGGGTGTGTACACATCATAAATATCAGATTTTATATGTTTCTTCAGTATGTCCTCTGCGACGGGAGCAACATCCCTTTGCAGTATCTGAGTCGCCTTTGCGTCAACCGCACTTACAAGCGACTCCCAGTCCGAAAAGAAACGGTCTGCCATTATTTTTCTCCAGCCTTAGAATCAAGGATAACCTTAGCGATATCTTCTTCCTTCATATCCTTTAGTTTAGCTACACCGTTAACGAAATTAGCCATTTCATCTGCTGATGCGCCACCAAAGACCTTTTCACCAGTCTCAGCAATGTCGTTAAACTTGTTGATGACCTCGTGGATCTTAGAAACAGCAGCAGAAGACATTACATCAAGCATATACTTGATCTTTCTGTCAATCGCTCTGATAATATCGTTGAACTGATACTCGTTGATGTGGTTGATAACCTGCTGGAAAGCCCTTGTGTTGTAAACAAGCCAATACTGCTTGTCAAGATTTGCAGGCATAGCAAAGTTAGCATAGCGTGTAAGCACCGCACTACGAATAGCAAAGTCGTATGCTTCGGGAATGTACTCACCGTTTTCACCGTCAATACACGCCTCAACAACCTCCTGAACGAATAGCATCATTTCGGGAAGAGTGATTGTTTTCTTAATCTGAATAGTTACATCCTCAGTATCGACCAAAGTCTCAGTGATGATGTTTTCTGTATTCAAAGCCTGTTCAAACTTATTGATAGAAACTCTCTCAATATCTTTTGCCATTATGTATTCTCCTTTATTTCTTTAAGTTTTGTTGTAATCATTCAATATACCTCCATATAAACCCACCGGACGAATTGTATCTTCCAGTACAACAGTTTGTTATGGAACAGTAATTTAGATTTAGGGCGATAGCAGCATCTTTTGCACAATCCCATATATGTATTAGCTCCCCAGACAGAGAGTACTGTGCCGTTTGACGAGCACGGGGATTTTTAGCACCATTAAAATCTGCGTGATTTTGTCGCATACCAATAGACATTTTGCGCAATGTCTCTGGGCTGTGTTTCTTGCCAGTTGAATACTGCGCTAACTTCATAATTGTTTCTGCGCTATGGTGTTTACCGTAAAAGGGATTGTTTTTACCTTTTCGCATTTTACTTAATTTATCTTTAGTAGCAGAAGACAAGTGTTTTCCATACCAAGGATGTAGCTCGCCACCATAAAAACCACCTTCGCCGCCCATTGCGATATTATAAAAATCACAACTCCTTACCGCATCATAGTAGGCAATCCAATATCTTTCTTGTTCGTTAAGCTCTTGTCTTGTTCTACATTGAGCTAAAACAACTCTTGAGAAATTATCCTTACCATACTTCTCAATGGCGGCACGAATTAAATTGCCGCTTCCAAGATATTCATCGTGACCCTCATAATACTTGCGTTGCCCTATGTATCTTTTACCGTTGATTAGGTTGGTTGTCATATATACAAACCCATAAAACTCATTTCTTTTCTGCTCGTTTAAGTCGTTTGTATTCGTCATACTCAATCCAGCCTCCAAATTTCTTTACCCAAGTTACCCACTTGTAGTTGATATCTGGGTATTGATACCAAAACATTTTTCTTTTGATTTTAGCGACTGAATCTGGGCACCCTTTCGTATCAACAACCTCTTCGTGCCCATCTTTGAAGACAATAAAAAAGTCCGCAACATAGCGGATTGGTTGCACTGTTTTTTTGTCGTGAATAAACTTCGGTTGTAGCTCATATGGTTTTTGTAATTCATAATGCACCACATCGCCACTCTCCACCAAGGGGCAAAGTACATCACGATAGTATTTCATCTCCAACGCACTATCAAAAACAATGCCGTTATATGTGCGCTTTTCTGTGTCTTTATCGACATTGAACTTAGTTCGTTCCATACTCAATCGCCACCATTCTTATGCAGAAAAATAAGGGGAGGAAAAATGTATTGTCCTATACTTAATATTTCTCCTCCCCATAGTGTATCTGTGTTATAAGGCTCACTCGTCGGAGCCAAATTCGCTGATATATTCTTCTTCGGGTTCACCGTCGAAACCGTTATAATCCTCGTTATACATAACGGGGTGGGTTGTAGTACCAAGCTCTCTGGACAGTTTGATCCTACGCAAATATTCAGCACCGCACTCAGGTGAGCAGGAAACATCCTGCCACCTGAATGTGTTAGTTACTTTAGAAGTTCGGCAAGCCTCGTATGTGTCGCCACATACTCGGCAAACCTTGGTTTCTTTAGCCATAATTAGGCAGCGTCGCCTTCGTTAGCACCGAATACGGTATAAGTCCAGAGCGTACCGGCAGAACCGCAAGAACCTGCAAGAGACTCAGCCTCGAAAGCGTGAACAGTCTGGTTGTCACCAAGTTCAAAGTCGAAGTTACCGCTGAAGTCAGCGCGAGGAATGTAGAACTGCACACGGTAAACATTGTTGCACTTGTCTTCGCCAAAAGCGTCGATGTAAAGCTGGCACTTTTCAGAATAAGTGTCAGAAATGTTCTCAAGAACATTTGCCTTAATGTTACGAGTGTAGAACACAACGATCTCGGTGCCGTCCTCATAAGCGCCCTCAGCAAAAGCAAGAGCCTTAGTTTCAGGATCGTAAGTGAACTTACCTTCTGCAACAGCAGCATCCTGAGTTAAAGCCTCGCCAAGAGTGCCGTCAGTAGCATTCTTGATGTACACAGTTTCGATTTCGTTGCCAGCAGTACCAACAGCCTTATAGGAAGTGGTAGCAGCATCGCCAGTGATAGTTAGGTAGTCAGTCCAACGGATAGGAGCGTTGTCAACGCTCTTGAACTCGCTACCAGTCTGCATTTCAAGCAAACCGCCAGAAACAAGACCGTTGGTACCAGAGATAACAACCGCCTTGTTTTTCTTTAGAGAGTTCAACTTACGACCGCCTTTACCGGTGATATCAGTCTTATCCTGAGTGTTTGCGATCTTAGCGTTCTGCAATTCATCAAGAGTAAAACGATATGCGCCAGCAATATCAAACGCCGTGATAGTCTCAAGGCTTGTGATAGTGATATCGTTAATAATCATAATAGTTCCTCCTGTAATTAGTTAGAAATCCAGTTCAGTTCATTCTGATCCAGTTCCTTCATATTGACCGTGCCTGCATAACATCCAATCATAAGTTTGTCATACTTAATCTTCTTAACGATTTGATGTAGGCTGGCGTAAAACTGATTTATTGTCAATCCCAATACTGACTCATATGTATAGGGAAATTCAGATGTATTTACAAGCGCCACGATATATTTTTCGATCTGCGACTCAACAAGTTGTTTTCTGCGTCGCTTGAGCTTCGTGCGTGTACGCTCAATTAAGAACTTGCGAGCTTCTTCATTTGCAGGTCTCTTGTCGTTCTTTTGCAGTCGCAAAGTCTTACGAAGATATCTACAAATTTGGTCGTGAATGGCTCGGTCAATCTTAACACCTGTTTTTGGATTAACCAAAATAATATTGCCGTTTTGTTTGTTCTCGGCTGTGACAAAATCCCTCAGATTTAATCCGTCAAAGATAAGCGATAAGTCTCTTGTTCTCAATTCGTTAAATAAAAGCAAGAACAAATCCCATTCGTTAATCTGTGTAAAGTCGATTTTCATATCATCGAGCTGAACCATCATATCGTAGGGTGTAGCAACGATTAACGCAACATTGCCGTAATAATCGTCTTCGTTCTCGATTATATCTTTGATAGTAGGGACTCTGATTGTAATGAAGTCATTTATCTTATGCTTAGTTTCATATAGCGTACTCTTTCCCATACTTCACGCTCCTATGAAAACTTAGACATTTTTTCTGTTTGAAGGTGGTTGCTTAGATCCACTTCGATTGAAATCCTTGGCGTAATATGTAAGAACTCTGCCTTGGTAATCTGTAATGGGAGAGAACCTACCAACTTGTCGTAGGTCAAGCTCACCAAGACCATAGAATCTGCTTCCATTCAACATCGCATTGATTTTTGAAGCAAGAATATCGGTTCTCACACCGCCAGCGGTTAAATGCATTTTACTCTTATGAGTAAACACCCACACATACAAAACAGGAACATAGAAAGTCTTGTTAACAACTTCCGCAATGTCAACATCAAAACATACGAATGTTTGACCATTGTCAACGGTTTCGGGAACAAACTCATACGGATATACCTGTGAATAAGCCAATGTGTGATTAGGCACTTTGCTATTCTCTTTGTCGGTTATAAGGGTGACGATTTCTTTGTTGCAACACAACTCTTTCATCAATCTGTTCTTATAATCGAAAAACTCTTCAAGTTCCATTACAACCACACCTCCTTGTTGTCGTCCTGTTCGGTCTTAGAGGTGGCTGAGTCAATAATTTCCTCAAGCGTCATATCCGCGTCTTGATGTTCATTATCAAGTTGTACATCTGGTTTCCAATTGAAGTAGTCTGCGATGCGCAACTCAACATTATCATCGTCTGTCATATTTACTTCGTTCAAGATGAACCTAAATACACCTTGACCATCGTAAACATTGAACAACTTGTTAGGTTTCGTGATCTGATAAGCAAGTGGAGCTTCTGCGTCAAGGTCATCAACCAAGAAACGCTTACCACGACCCAACTCAATGGTGTCCTCGTCTTTGCAAATTGTAATTGCAATACGAGCATCGCCGATAGACATCATATCTTCAGCTTTTTCACCAATTAAGTACTTCGTACCGTCTTCAACGATACACCACTTCTCGATGATTTCACCCTTCTTATTCAACCACTTTAACAAATAGTTACAGCGTTGCATCATACCAGAAGTATAAACCTCGTCGTTTGCGTCCAACTCCGTAATAAGCCACTTGCTATCAGCAAAATCTACAAGACCGCCGTGTAGCAATGCTTCTCCGGGGAGAGCGCAAATCTTTTTGAGAGCCATATCTTCTCGTTGATTTAAGATAGTGACCGTCTGTTCAATGCCGTTAATTAAAACCTTATGACAGGATAATGAGTCCGTAATTTTCTTTGAGATATAAGACTGTGTGTGCTTCAAAGCACGCTCTCGTCTTGTTGTTCCGTTGACTTCTAATCGTGCTTGATAGGTATCCCACGCACTCACAGTTACACCTCCTCAGCACCATATTTCTTCTGTAGTTTCTTACAGATATTGATTGCTTTGAAAACCTCACATTTAACAGTGTTAATATCGCAATCGTTCTCGATTAGATATTGCAACACGGCTAAGAGGCTTAAATACAATTCATCGTTATCGAGAGCCACAATCAAACTCTGGCACCCGATCATTTCTCTTTGGAGACTGTCCATATATTTTCCCAGCGATGGCTCGCCGCTTTCCTTGATGGGTAATATCTTATAAAACTGACCGATTAAAGCCTTCAAATACTTCTGAACAACCTTATCAGGCAGTTCCATATTCTTGCTTGTCATCATAAGTGTAAATCCGACAAATCTCCGTTATTATAGGAGTAGTCCTTCATCATATTGGAGAAGTCCTTTTTGCACATTTTGTAAGCCGTTGTAATACGATGCAACAGCTCCGCTGGGGAATACCCATTATAGTCAGTTGTATTAAGCATATTTTCT